CTTCAAGCGGGTATTCCCACTACCTACTACCATAGAAGACAAGCCATTGGCTTTGCTATCTACAGGTGAGAAGATGCAGTTAACCCGTGCCAACACAGCACGGCATATGGCAATGAACATCTTTACTAACAGCCCAACACAGGAGAACATCCGTGATACGGAGTTCGGATTGTGGCAGGCAGTAGTGGAGTATGCCGACCACGGCAAGCAGGATAAGGGTACACAGTCAGGCATCAGAGCAATGTCTGGTGGCTCTGATAGCCTGAAACTCAGAGCACTTGAATTACTAACAAACTAAGGAGACCAACTATGGAAATACTAGTATATAACGGTGACGGTAGCATCAGTAAGTTCACAGAAGAAATGGCAGTGACAGCCATTAAAGAACGTGACCATCTGCGTGAGGAGTTATCAGATACTAATGCAGCAAAAGAAAAATGGTGGGATAAAGTAGCCACTATTCGTGGACTAGTCTATGACTTCTTCAACAATGAGTATGAAGCAGGAGAAACTAAACTGACATTCCAAGTATCAGACATCAATACATTACTTAATGACATTGGTTCAGATACACTCAAGACTTTATGGACAGTCAAGGGTCGTATTAACTTTACTGTCACAAATGTAGAAGCAGACTCAGAAGATGCTGCACGTAGTGATGTTGAAGACAACATAAAACTAGACTGTGAAGAAGGCGACCTAGACGACTGGGATATTGATATCACCGACACAGACGAGCAGTAATGCCTAAGATTGCAGACCACAACTATGTTGAGACACTGCCATCTGGTAAATGTATGGTAGGCAAACACACGGAATGTAAGGGTGTTGCTTGGGTCAGCATCCATAGTTTAAGGAGACAGTGTAATTGCCAATGCCACGCCGAATCAAAGTCATCAGAGTTTTCTTCATTTCTCTGATAGACTTTGCCAACGAGCGCAGGCTGGTTTTGATTAGTCTCCTTTACCAGTCTGCCTCTTAAATAAGGAGACAGGGAGATATGTTAGAGATAGAACGTGACCGTTATGGTCGTCCACTAGTCAAGCCAGTTAAGGGTGGTAAGCCAATCCCTTATACACGGGCTACGACTATTGCCAATAGTCTTGATGACCCAGCAGCACTTACCGCTTGGAAGATGCGGATGGCAGCCATTGGGCTGTCAGTTCGCAGTGATTTACTATTAGCAATCAACGCATCCCAAGATGACAAGATGGCTATCAACAAATATATAGAAGATGCTATGGAAATAGCGGGTGCTAGCAAAGCAGCCACTATCGGCACAGCATTACATACATTTACTGAAAAACTAGATTTGGGTTTGGACATTGGACCAATCCCAAGTGAGTGGGCAGGGGACTTAACTGCTTACCAAGAAACAACAAAACAACTTAATAAAGTTCGCATTGAACAATTCTGCGTGCTAGACAAATACAAAATTGCTGGCACACCTGACAGACTTGTTGAATATAAAGGCGAACGATTTATTGCAGATATAAAAACTGGTCGCATAGACCATCCCAATAACATAGCAATTCAGTTAGCGATATATGCACACGGCTCCCCGTATGACATCGCTACGGGTCGCCGTGGTTCTTGGGGTGATGTTAACCAAGAAAAAGCAATTATTATTCACCTGCCAGCAGGCACAGGCTTGTGTAAACTAGTCTGGCTTGACATAGCAGAGGGTAAGAAAGGCTTAGACTTTGCAATGAAAGTCAGAAAGTGGCGAGACAAAAAAGGTCTCGTTACTCCAATAGAACAGGAGACAATCAGTGGCTAGCACTGAAGCACCAATCAGCATCACAGTAAAAACACCAGCAGGTAGTCTTGTTACCGTTCGTGCAGAACACGGCGAAGACTTAGACCACACTATCGTTAACGCACTAGATGCTATCAAGTCTGCTGTCACAGAACTTGAAGCAGCAGTCAAAGGAGTCATACCAGTAACACAGGCTCCAATGGCACCACAACAAATCGCAGCAGCGCTTGGCGCTTCTATCATTGATAATAATCCAGCACCATCGGCAGACGGTGGTTGGGCTGGAGCACCAGCAATAGGTGGCAAGACTTGCCCTCACGGCAAGATGACAGCCATCCAGGGCACAGGTAAAGATGGACGTATGTATCGTGGCTACTTTTGCCCAGCACAAAAAGGTGCATTTGATAAATGCAAAAACATTTATGTTCGTGCAGGAACTCCTGAGTGGAACACATTCATAGCCGACCAGGTTAAATGAGAACACTCAAACGCAGCATTAACAAAGCAGAGGTGGGCGGAGAACCATTACCGCCCGCCTTTGCGGCATTTGAACGAGCAGGAATTATCCTGCGCCGTGCAGAAATCACAATGATTGCTGGCACCCCAGGTGCAGGCAAGTCATCAATTGCACTGGCAATTGCAGCCAGAGCCAAGGTTCCTACGCTGTACTTCAGCGCAGATACCAACGCTCACACAATGGCAATGCGATTAGTTGCTATGTCAGGACGCATCAGTCAACAAGCAGCAGAGCATATGCTCAAGGCTAACGCAGATAAAGCAGAAGAGATTCTGCTAATGAATAACCATCTGTTCTGGTCTTTTGAGTCTACGCCTACGCTTAAAGATTTAGATGATGAGGTGTCAGCCTTTGAGACAGTATGGGGCAGGTCTCCTACACTCATAGTCGTTGACAACCTAATGGATATTGCTATGGATGGACACGAAGAATTTCAAGGTATGCGTTCAGCAATGAAGGAGTTGAAGTATCTTGCAAGAGATACTAATGCAGCCGTACTTGTTTTACACCATACTAAAGAAGGCTTTGATAACTATCCTTGCCAGCCCCGAGCAGCAGTGCAAGGGCTAGTTAACCAGATACCAGCAATGGTTCTAACTATCGGGCAGATGAAACAAGGTGATGATACCTATCTCTGCGTAGCCCCAGTCAAGAATAGATACGGGCGTGCAGACCAGACAGGCAGCAACTATGTGAGTCTTGCCTTTAACCCAGACAATATGTACCTGGATGATGTTCAGGTCAAGTATATGCAGGAGACAGTATATGGAAACTAAAATTTGGGACTGCTCATTTAGTCAAGAAGATATAGAAGTATTTCTTGGCAGAGGTATAACCGAAGGTGAGTGGAATATAATTGTAGATGAGTTATATAACAATGATGGCTTATATGAGGCTATTAAGACAAAAGTAATGAAGGTGGTACTTTCAGCCATTGAGTAGTGCAGCCAAAAGAAAAGGCAGCCAAGCAGAACGAGATGTTGTTGCTTGGCTTAAAGCCAACGGCTACAAGTATGCAGACCGCAGACTCGCAGGAGCAACCTTAGACAAAGGCGATATAAGCGGTGTGCCAGGTGTAACCATTGAGATAAAAAACCACGCTAAGTTAGACCTTGCAGGATGGACAACCGAGTTAGAAATAGAGATGAAGAATGACAATGCCTGGACTGGAGTAGTTATTCATAAACGCAAAGGGAAAGGAGACGTAGGACAGTGGTATGCCACTATGCCAGCAGATGTGTGGCTAACCCTGCTGAAACAAACAGATGGACGACAAACATAGTATTGCTGCTTACCTAGAATATATAGGCGCAGCCGTGCCAGCCCGCGGACACGGCTGGCGTAAAATAAAGTGTCCGTTTCACGGAGATAAGCACGCATCAGCGGGCGTTAACTTTGATGAGAACAGATTCAAATGCCACGGTTGTGGCGTTGGTGGAGACGTATACGACTTAATAATGTACAAGGAAGGAGGTAACTATCGTGAGGCTGTCAAATTCGCAGAGACAATTTCTCCTACAGGCAACGACAGAGTACGCCCAGCACGTACATCAAGCAGCAGATTATCTAGCAACACGGGGTCTGTCGGTAGAAGAAGCCAAGAAATTTCATTTAGGAGTAGTGGACAATCCATCTCCAGGTCACGAAGGCTACAAGGGTAAGTTAGTTATTCCATACATAACACCGTCAGGGGTAGTTGATTTGCGGTTCCGTAGTATCAGGGGTGAAGACCCTAAGTACATAGGTTTGCCAGGAGCAAAGACAACTATGTTCAATGCACAATCAGTGCTTAATTCAGAAGGCTATATCTGTGTTACCGAAGGAGAAATAGACTGCATAACAACCGTTGTAAAGACAGGACATCCAGCAGTCGGCATCCCTGGCGCTAACAACTGGAAGCCTTATTACACAAAAATTCTTGATGACTTTGATACAGTTATAGTCTTAGCAGATGGCGACAGCCCAGGGCTGGAGTTCGGCAAGAAGATAAGTAGAGAACTAGGAAACGTAAACATAATCCAAATGCCCGAAGGGCACGATGTCAACAGCATAGTCTTGCAGGAAGGAGCAGGCTGGTTAGATGAGCGAATCAGGAAATGTTTTCCAGGATAATAATGAGTTTTGGCAGTATATAAA